AGGAGGAGCTAGTCATCAAAATCCAGAAACATATGATCTTACATGGCAAAACATAACAGAAACAGAATCAGATGTTATAGAAGCATTTTTGCGTACTGAAGCTAACAACAGTACAAGTTTTACTTATAGTCCACCATCAGAAGGTTTTACAAAAACAGGAACATATTCTCAATCAGGTACAACAGTAACAATAACAATTACAGATCATGGTGTTGCTGTAAATGATGTCTTAACCATTGACTACACATCAGGTTCGGCTGTTGATGGTTCTTTTGTTGTCGCATCCGTAACTACTACAAGTGTATTTACAGTAGTTGCTGCGGCCAGTGCAACTAATAGTGGAAATGTATCTATTACATTACCTGCTGCTAGAAAGTATGTATGTGATCAGTGGAATAAACAAGTTAACTTTGCTAATAGAGCAACAATAAATGCAACATTTAGAGAGGTGTTTGAACCATGAGTAGTGCTGCTATAGTAAGCAACTTACAAAATATAAATCCTTCAGCAATAATAGAATTGTTTACATTGCAACTTGATAATAGTTTGCATGGTGCTACTACTATTTATAGATTTCATGCAGGTAGTAGTCTTAAAGATAATGGAGAGATAGTTTGGGCTGGTAATAGTTATCAAAGATTTCCTATAAAAGCAGAAGGTTTTCAATATGGAAAAGGGCAGCTACCAAGACCAACTTTAACTGTTAGTAATGCATTAGGAACTATTACAGCTATTTTATTAAATGTAAATACAACTACTACAGGTAATGATTTAACAGGTGCAACTGTTACTCGTATAAGGACTCTTGCAAGGTTTTTAGATGCTGCAAATTTTGCAAGTAATGTTAACCCTTATGGCACACCAGATGCTACAGCAGAGTTTCCACAGGAAATATATAAAATAGATCGGAAGGCAGCAGAAAATAGAGATTTTGTACAATTTGAATTAGCTTCAGTTTTTGATCTTGCTGGTATTCGTGCGCCTAAAAGACAATGTACTAGATCAGATTTTCCTTCTATTGGTACTTTTAGCTGATGAATTGGAGAGAAGCTGCTCTTGCTCATGCAAAAGATCAAGATCCAGAGGAATCTTGTGGTTTATTGCTTAACATAAGAGGCAAAGAAAGATATTATCCATGTCGTAATTTATCTGCACAATCTGATGAATATTTTATTTTAGATCCAGAGGATTATATAAAAGGCAGTAATTTAGGAGAAATTACAGCTATTATTCATAGTCATCCTAATACATTACCAGTTCCTAGTCAGGCAGATAAAATGAGTTGTGAACAAAGTAAACTGCCTTGGTATATTGTTAATCCTAAAACAGAAACATGGGGATATTATGAGCCATGCGGTTACAAAGCACCATTACTTGGTAGACCTTGGGTTTGGGCTGTTACAGATTGTTGGTCGTTAATAGTTGATTGGTATAAGGAAGTAAAAGGTATTGAATTATTAGATTATGAAAGACCAACGAGAATAGAAGAATTTACAGACGATCCAGTATTTGAAAGATATTTACCAAGTAGAGGTTTTAGATTGTTAAAACCAGATGAGCCATTGATAAATGGAGATGTTTTAGCAATGAGTATTTTAGGTAAAGGATTAAATCATGTAGGTATTTTTATAGATGGGGATGTTTTACATCATTCAGCCGATAGACTATCTTGTAGAGAGCCATACAATCCTTGGTTGTTAAAATGTACAGGAGGCAGGTATCGTTATGTTGCGTAAAATAAAACTATATGGTGAACTTGCAGAATTTGTAGGTCATAAAGAATTTGAAGTTAAAGTAGATAGTTTGCAAAAAGCTGTCAGTTTTTTAATTAATAATTTCCCACAGGTTGAAGCTTATATGAATCCAAAATATTATCAAGTAAAAGTTGGTAACTATGCAATAGATGAATCAGAAATACATCATCCTATAGGTAAAGAAGATATACATTTTGTTCCTGTTATAAGTGGAGCTAGAGGATTTGGAAGAATATTATTAGGTGCTGCATTAATAGGTGTAGCTTTTTTAATGCCAGTAGCTGCTGGTGGTCTTAGTTTAGGTGCTGGTATAAAAGCAGGTTCATTAGCAAAAGTTGGATTTTTTACAAAACTTGTAGCAGGTGTTGGAGCTAGTTTGGTTATCAATGGCGTATCAGATATGCTATTTCCTTTACCTGATCCACCAGAATTTAGTTCAGAAGAAGATCCGAGGCTATCATTTAGTTTTTCTGGAACTCAAAATACTGCAAGGGCTGGTACTCCTGTTCCAATAGTATATGGAGAAATTATGACAGGATCAGTCGTAGTCAGTACTTCTCTTGATACACAACAGGTAAGAGCATGACAGATATACCAAAGAAAATTATTGGTGCTAGGCGTAGAAGGAAGACTCCACCACCACCGACACGAACACCTGATACTTTACATAGTAAACAGTTTGCTACTTTTCTTGATTTAATATCTGAAGGAGAAATAGAGGGGTTTGCAACTGCGTCTAAAGAAGGTAGAACACAAGGAACAACTGCATATAATAACGCTGCATTAAAAGATGTTTTTCTTAACGAAACACCTGTTTTAGAAGCTTCTGCTGATTCTGCTAATGCAACTACTGCTGATTTTAATTTTCAAGATGTTGTATTTAATCCTAGGTTCGGTACGGCAGATCAAGCAAAAGTTGATGGAATAGAAAGTAGTTCTTCTGTAACAACAGTAGGTGTTATTGTTACAAATTCAACCCCTGTAACCAGACAAATAACAAATACAAATGTAGATAGAATAAATGTTTTAATTACTGTTCCTCAATTACAGTTAGCAACAGATAAAGGGGACATATTAGGCTCAGAAATACAATATAAAATTTCTGTACAATATAATTCTGGTGGTTTTACAGACATAATTACTGATACTATCTCAGGTAGAACTGCTGATGCCTACCAAAGGGATTATGGAATAAATCTTACTGGTGATTTTCCTGTAGATATTAGGGTCACAAGAATTACAGCAGATAGTACTAATTCTTTTTTGCAAGATGAATTTCAATGGACAAGTTTTAGCGAAATAATTGATGATGCTAATAAATATCCAAATAGTGCTTATAGTGCTTTGCGTTTAGATTCTGTTCAATTTAATGCAGCACCATCTAGAAAATTCCGTATCCGTGGAATAAAAATAAGGATTCCAGGTGCAGGTGCTAGCGGATCAGGCACACCACAAGTTGATTTGCAGACAGGAAGAATAATTTATCCTGATGGTTATATTTTTAATGGTGTTATGGGTGCTGCGGTTTGGTGTTCATGCCCTGCAATGGTTTTACTAGATTTACTTACAGATACTAGGTATGGTTTTGGAGATCATATTACAGATAGTTCATTAGATTTATTTTCTTTTGTAACTGCTAGTAAATATGCAAATACGCTTGTAGATGATGGTTTAGGTGGGCAAGAAGCAAGATTTAGTTGCAATGTAAATATACAAAGTCCAGGTGAGGCTTTTAATTTAATAAATGAGTTGTCAGGTGTAATGCGTTGTATGCCGATATGGTCTGCTGGATCAATAAGTATTACTCAAGATAAACCTACTGATCCAAGTTATTTATTTACCCTATCAAATGTAACTGAAGAGGGTTTTTCATATTCTGGTAGTAGTCTAAAAACTAGACATAGTGTAGTATCTGTTTCCTATTTTAATATGGATAGTCAGGAAGTAGATTTTGAAGTAGTAGAAGATGCAACTGCAATATCAAAGTTTGGAACTATTGTTAAACAAGTAAAAGCATTTGCCTGTACATCTAGAGGTCAAGCACAAAGATTAGGTAAGGCAATATTATTTGCTGAACAAAATGAATCAGAAATAGTTGTATTCTCTACATCTATCGATTCTGGTGCGGTTGTAAGACCAGGTGCAATTATACAAATACAAGATCCAGTAAGAGCAGGTATAAGAAGAGGTGGAAGATTATCTGCTGTTAGTTCTACAACTGTTGTCACTGTTGATGATACCTCTGCAACTGATTTGGCTGTAGATGCTAGTGGTAATCCTGTTGGTAATGCAACTTTAGCCGTAATTTTACCTGATGGCACATTTGAAAGCCGTACAATCTCAAGTGTCTCAAATGGAGTAATAACAGTTAGTTCTGCTTTTTCTCAAGCACCTAATGTAAATGCAAATTTTCTTATATCTAATACGACTACTCAATCACAGTTATTTAGAGTAATAACAGTGGAAGAACAGGATGGTATAAATTATGCTATTACTGCCTTGTCTTATGTTGAGGGTAAATATGCCTTTATTGAAGATGGAGAAGCATTACCAGCTAGAAACATAACTAATTTAGGTGCGCTTGCTGATCCTCCTAGTGGTTTAAGTGCTGCTGAAAAGATATTTCCTATTAACAACCAAGCTGTATCAAAAATTGTTGTTAGCTGGCAAACAGTTGTTGGTGTAACTCAATATCAAGTTAATTATAGATTTGGTAATGATAATGTCATAACTGAAAGAGTTACAAGACCTGATTTTGAAATAATGAACAGTAGATTAGGAACCTATACCATACAGGTTTTTTCTTATAATATTTTTGAACAATTATCAGCAACTTCTACTGATATAACTTTTGAAGCTGTTGGTAAAACAGCAGTGCCACAAGACGTTACTAACTTAAGAATTGAGCCAATATCAGATCAATTTGTAAGACTTAGATTTGATAAGGCAACAGATATTGATGTAATTCATGGTGGAAACGTGGTGATCCGTAGCTCTAACCTCACAAGTGGGGTTACTTTTACTAATGCTGTTGATGTATTACCAGCTTTAAGTGGAAACGTAAATGAAACAATCGTACCGAATATTGTAAATGGCACATATATTTTAAAATTTAAAGACGATGGGGGGCGTTTAAGTTCTGGTGAGGCAAAAGTTGTAATGCTTCAAACAGTTCCGAATGCTTTACCAAAACTTACAGTTTTAGAAGATAGAGAAGATACTGATTCACCACCTTTTGCTGGTGTTAAAGATGATTGTTTTTATAGTAGTGAAGTAAATGGACTTGTCTTAGGATCACAAGTAAAACTTGATTCCGTAACAGATTTTGATGCGATTGCTGACTTTGATTTCTTGGGTAATGTAGATTCTGAAACTGGTGGTCAATATAGTTTTGCTAATACTTTGGATTTAGGTGGCAAACAACCTTTGAGATTACGTAGGCATTTTGTAACGCAAGGTTTTTATCCTAATGATCTGATTGATAAAAGAACTGCAAATATAGATACTTGGACAGATTTTGATGGAGCTACCGCATTTGATGTCGGTGCTTCTTTACTTGTAGCCACTACAGATTTAGACCCTGATTTATCGGTTTCAGCCACATACGGACAGAGTGCCACTACTATAACTATCACAAAAAGTTCGCATGGATATTCTGTTGGTGATTTTGTTGTAATAGATTTTGCTGCTGGTGGTGCTACTGATGGGAACTATCAAATAATTTCTGTGCCTAGTTCATCAACATTTACTGTGACTTCAGCTACAAGTGCAACAATATCAAGCGGAACATCATGTACATATGGAGCAAACTTTAGTCAATTTAATCCATTTGTTAATGGAACATATGTTGCAAGAGGATATAAATTTAGGGCAGATTTAGAATCAAGCGACCCAGCACAATCAATAGAAATAGATCAGCTAGGATATACAGCAGAATTAGAAAGCAGAACAGAAACAAGTCTTGGCAATGCAGGGGCATCTACTGGTGGTTTTATTGCATCAGGCACTTCCACAAAATCTGTTACCTTCACAAATAGTTTCTTTACAGGTCAATCAGGCACTAGCATTGCAGCCAATTCCGTATTGCCATCAATCGGTATAACAATAGAAAATGCACAGTCAGGTGATTTCTTTGCATTATCATCTATCAGTTCGACAGGATTTGATATAGATGTAAAAAATGGCTCAAGTCATGTAGATAGGGAATTTAAATATACTGCTACAGGTTTCGGGCGTGGTAGTTAAAAAAACTAGATTAGGATATACTTAAATAAAAAATTGGATTAGGTAATGGCTACTCACGATTATGTTATAGATAACTCAACAGGAGCAAATGTTCGTAGTGATTTAAATAGCGTATTACAAGCAATATTATCTAATAACAGTAATTCTTCTGCACCTTCTACTACAGCAGCATATATGTGGTGGGCTGATACCACAAACGGTGTTCTTAAGATAAGAAACTCAGCAAATAACGCATGGGTAGAACTTTTACAATTAGATGGCACGTTAACCCTTGAAGATGGGTCTGTTTCTGCACCAGCATTAGCGTTTAGAGATGATTTAAACACAGGTATTTTTAGTTCTGCTGCTGATACTTTTAATATTGCCACTGCTGGTGTTGAAAGAATGGAATTAGGAGCTACAACAATATTTAATGAAGATGGGGCAGATGTAGATTTTAGAATTGAAGGTGATACAGAAGCAAATTTATTTTATGTAGATGCTGGTAATGATCGGATTGGTATAGGTACATCAAGTCCAGACAGTATCCTTCATTTGGTTGGTACTGGTAGTGACGCAGCTACGAGAATATCCATTAAAGATGGTAGTGGTATAGCTAATTTACTTGGAAGAAATGGAAATTTAGCCTTTCAATCTGATACCGATAATGCAATAAGTGGATCATTAATAAGTTTTGCGATTGATGGCACAGAACGTATTCGTATAGATTCGTCTGGGAGGTTGCTTTTAGGAACTACTACTGAAGGTTATTCTGGAGCAGATGATTTAACAATCAGTACATCTGGTGATACAGGGCTGTCAATTCGTTCTGGAACAACAAATCAAGGAACGATTGCATTTTCAGATGGTACTAGTGGGGCTGACGAATATAGAGGTTATGTTCAGTACTTACATAATGGAAATGCCCTTTTACTTGGAACAGACGCTACAGAACGCATGCGTATAGATTCGTCTGGAAAAGTGGGAATTGGAACTTCAAGTCCTGACCAGAAACTTCACATTTACCATGCTACAGACAACGGATTACTGCATTTAGAATCAGGTGACTCTCAAGCTCGAATCAAGTTAAAAGATAACGCAGGTGAGACACATATTGGAGCCGTAGGTAACGATACAGTCTTTTGGCAAACCAGTTCCCTTACTCAAAGTTTTAAAATTAGTGGAACAAATGGTCGTTTAGAGAGAGGCTTTAGTGGTGGTGGTAGTACTGATGATGACGCTATGTGGTTTGTTGATAATGACTCTACTTCTGGAACTTATATTAGGTTCTGGCAAACTGTTGGTGGTGCTCATCAAATAGGATCAATTTCGCATGGTACAAGTTCAACCTCTTACAATACAAGTTCTGATTATAGATTAAAAGAAAATGTAGTTGCAATATTTGATGGAATTACAAGATTAAAAACATTAAAACCATCTAGATTTAATTTTAAAAATGATACAGATACAACAGTTGATGGATTTTTAGCACATGAAGTAACAGCAGTACCAGAGGCTATAACAGGAACAAAAGATGAAGTTGATTCTGACAATAATCCTGTTTATCAAGGGATAGATCAAAGTAAAATCGTTCCTCTTTTGACTGCTGCATTACAGGAAGCAATAGCAAAAATAGAGGTGTTGGAAACCAAAGTTGCAGCATTAGAAGCAGCTTAGTAAAATTGGTTAACTTAAATACAAATTATGGCAACTCCACAGGAACTATACGAAGAAACAAAAACACGTCTTGATCTGAATATTGCAAAATTACAAATGCTTC